CAAAAGAAAATCCAGGCAAAGCAAGTTTAGCAGTTGGTATCTTAACAGCGATTGCGGCATTTGCCGGTGGTCCAGTAGGTGGTGCGGCCGCAGGTTTAATACTACGTGCTTCAAAAGATTTATTACAAGGTGAAAAACTTTCAACAGCAGTTGGTAAGTCAGTTAAAACAGCGGCATATGGTGCTCTTGCTGGTTTGGCAATCCAAGGCTTAACTGACAACATGGTTGATAACATTGCAATGGGTAGTGAAGCAGAAGCAGATGCTATGATGGACGGATTCCAAAAAGCCAACTTCAATGCGGCAGTAGATGGTGCGGCGGCTGATGCTGGGTTTGATGCAGGTGTATTAGATGGTGCACAAAACTTAAAAATGTCAGGCAACATTAATGCATTTAATTACAATTATGATTTAACTATGACTGCTGATCAAGTTGCACAATATAAAGCACTATCAGATGCGGCGGCAAATGCAAAAGTTTTTAGTCCTGAATATTACGAAGCGGCAGGTAAGTTGCACGGATTTTTATCAACAACACAACAAGCAAACGCAGACCTAACTGCACTTGCAAAAACTATAGCAGAAATTCCAAAAGATGCACTAACAGGTGATCAAATTGATGCGGCTCTTGCTGTGCTTGACAATGCTGACGAAGCAATTAAAGTAGTAAGCGGTGCAGGCGGCGCAATTGGCGCGGCGGCACAAGGTGCTCTTGCTACAGTTGATGACAGCAATAAAGAAATGCACAAGATCAAACCAATTGATCCTAAAGAAAAAGAACAACTTGAATTAGATCTTAAAGGCGGTGGCGAAGCAAAAGCAGAATCAGTTGACTACGAAACTACTTACAAGTACCTATTAGATCAATACATTGCTGAAGCAGATCCAGCACAAGGCGAATTACCATTAGACAATCCAAACTCGCTTGGCGCAAAGATGAAACGCGGATTAGGCAAAGCGGCAAGTGCAGTTGGTGGAGCAGTTAAAGGTGCGGCAGGAGCCGCTGTTGGCGGAGTTAAACAAGCCGCTAAAGACATTGGAAACAAAGTTACTGCTAACAAACTAAACAAGTCATGGAAAAAAATGGGAGAGCCTACTGATGCAGGTAGTATTGCAAACATACTAGCAGATGCAGGTCTATCCTCAGATGATATTAAATCAATTGGTCAAGAACAAAAAGTAGATTTACCAGCACCTGCCGCTAGTGCAGGAAAAACAGCAGATAGCGAAACTGGTGGAACAGGTGGTGACGCTAAAGGTGGCGCTGGTGTAACAGGTGGTGACGCTAAAGGTGATGCAGGAACTAATACAACACAAGCAGATGGCGGTTCTAACGCTGATACAGCGTCAACAAGCGGTGGTCAGGGTGCAAGTGGTAGTGCAGGCGCATCAGCAGGCAATGCAGGCGCATCAGCAGGCGAAAGACGTGCAAGTGATGAAGAAATTGCTAAATGGGTTAAAGGTGATGCTAAACTAGTTGATCCTAAAAATCCAGCAGTAGACGGAGCCATTGAAGCAAATAGAGACGGTAAAAATATTGGACTTGTTAGACAAACAAACGGACAAGATCATATTTGGTTAGGTCAATCATGGGTAAACATGGCAACTGGTAAATCAGCAAGTGCTGATACAAAAGGATTAGGTAGACCAGACCTTGAAGAACTTGCTAAAGAAATTACAAAAGCAAATGTTGCTAAACTTGTAAAAGATCAATTAACAGCACCGGGTGTTAAAGCAGGAACTAAACAAGCACAAGTTACAAAAACAATGACAAGTAAAGCGGCGGCAGGAGCAACTCCAGCGGCACCAGCAAGAACTACACGACCTGGCGAACGATTCAGATAAAAAAATAGGGCCTTTCGAGCCCTATTTTATTTTAACAAACTTTTTATTTTAAAAGAATGGTAGTTTAGAAGTTTTAGTAGTTTCTAAATTTTCTTCAACAATCTTACCTATAATTTTACGATCCTCTGGACCCATATCATAGGCTTCTGTTAACGATACACCACCTCGCATATACCATACAATTTTAAGCATATCGTATTTAATTTGCCGTTGTTCGTTTTCTAATGCTTCAGTTCTACGAAGGATTTCGTCAAGAGGCTGGCTTACAATTGACGTGCGAAAAAATTTGATTGATCAAATGACACTGGAACTTTATAAGTTTCAGGTGCACCTGCCTCGATTTCTTCTGGGGTAGCAGTTACATCAAAGTCTGGAATAGTAAATTCCTCTTTTAATTCTTCGATGTACTTTTGGATTCTTTCGTACAATGTTCCTTCAACGTTTTCAAAAAAGTCTTTAATATGGGACTTATCTGTAACAGGCTGATCACTAAGATACTGAACACTTTTAATTTGTGAAATTACTAAGTCAACTGCAATATTAGTAAGTTTTGAAAAAGATGCATTAAACAATTTTAATTTCTCTTTATCATCCATTTTATCATTACCTTGAATTTGTTGTAACTTACGTTGTTCTTCAAATCTTAATAACGACATATCAGTAAACAACTTATATGTTGTAGGTTCCATTGTAAATGTAAAATCATCAATAGTAAACTTTTCCGGATACTCGCGCTGTTGAAGTCGATCTAATAATTCAACTAGATTAATATCAAAGTCTTTAGTGAGTTCGGTATTTGGAACTTTTGATGTTATAGTCAGTCTTTCGCCAAACGTTGCAATTCTAATAGCAACTAAAATTGTATCAAGATCAATACTAGGGCAATCAAAAGCATTTTTAATATGGGGAATACAACTAGACATCATTGTTGCTGTTGATTCACCGTTCATTAAAGCATCTGGAGTCTTTAAAACTAGTTCGTCCTTAGCAGTCATTGAATAAACAGGATATTCTCCGCTTTCAGTAACTTCTAAAGAACCACGTTTCCAGTATTTGCCACCAGATGGTAATCTAATATAAATTTTAGGCTGTCTAAAATGTTTTGCTAACGGGTTAGCATTGATAGGTCCTTTAGGAAGTTCTGTTGAAATTCCCGACTGAATAGAACTACCAATTTCATTATTTTCTGCCATTTTTATCTCCTGCTAAATAGTATATAGCACAAGTATTTATAGTGTCTGATAAAGTGAGCATATAATAATGGCAGTAACAGTTGATATTCCTGGATTTGGTAACGTAGTTGCACAAAACGCGGCTGAGGACTCTACTCTTAAAGAGATACTTCGCGCCCTTAAAAAAGGCGGAGGTGGTGGAGCCGGTGGCGGAGGCGGTGCTGGTGGAGCCGGCGGTCCTGGCGGCATTAGTAAAGTATTAACTGGCCTTTCTCCTAAATTAGGAGATTTTGGTGAGAATATTTCAAACACTACAACATTATTAGACAACTTTGGTAAGGGACTTAGCAGTGCGACTGGATTGTTAACTAAAGGCTTGATGGGTCTTGTAAGTTCTGCTGGCGCATTAGGAATGGAATTCATCTCCGGCGGCAACAGAATGAGCGACTTTGCTCAGCACGTTCCACTTATTGGAAATGCACTCGGCGGACTAACAGGATTTATTGAAGGAAATGTAGATACTTTTAGAGATTTAAGTGATGTAGGCGCAAGTTTTGGTAACAACGTAGTTGAAATGAATATGGCGGCATCACAAGCAGGACTAGGTCTAGATGCGTTTGCTGAGATGGTTGGTAATAATGCTGACAAGATGATGTTACTTGGTGGCACAACTACTGAAGGTGCAAAACGTTTTGGTCAATTAGCAAAAGATATTAGAAATAGCAGACAAGACTTTATGGGAATGGGATTTACCATGGAGCAACTTAATCAACATACTGCTGAATACATGGAAATGCAAGCACGTCAAGGTAGACTGCAAGGCATGAGTGATGCACAATTACGCAAAGGATCTGAAGATTATTTAATGCAGATTGATCGACTTGCTAAAGTAACAGGTAAATCACGAAAAGAAGCAGAAGCATTATTAAAACAACAAAATGCTGAAGCAAACGTACTTGCATTAAAAATGAGATTAGAAGGTGAAAATCTTAAAAACTTTGAAAACAACTTAGCATTTGTTGAATCTGAATTACCAGGTTTTGCAGGTGCTATTAAAGATATGGCAGACGGTGTTGCTCAAACTCCTCTAGCACAAAAACTTGCATCAACTATTCCAGGTTTTGCTGAACTCCAAAAACAAATGGGTGATGGTGCTATCGGTCAAGAAGAATACATGAAGAAAATGGCCGCATTTGGTCCTCAAATTGAATCAATGCTTAAAGATATGGATCCAGCCGCAATTCAGGCGTTGATGGGCAAAGAAGGGTTTGATGGTTTACTAAGTGGAATTTCAGATTATAGAAAAATGTCTGGTAAAGTAAACAACATGAACTTTAAAGAAATTGAAAAGGAACAAAATAAGCGTAACAAAGGTACATCGGCTATCGCAAACTTTGAAAATGCTATTGCTGGCGCAAGAGCAAAACTAATGGAAGTGTTTGTTGAAAGCGGATTGTTTGATATGCTAGTTGACAATGTTGGAAAATTTACTAGTTGGTTTACTGATAAAGGTGAAAGCGGTGTTAGTAAGATTGAAGAATTTACAACAGGACTTATTAATTGGGCAAAAGATACGGTTACATTCCTTAAAGAAGAATGGGATTCAGCGGCCGAAGGTGACGGCATAATGGATAAGATTATGAATTTTGTCAGCAGTGTTTGGGATAAAAAAATTAGTCCTGCTATTGGAACAGCATTTAATTCTTTAGTAAGCAACATTGGTTCTGGTATTTGGAATGCGATTGTAAGTAATCTTGATACTATTTTAATTGGATTAGGTGCAGGTATACTAACTCTTATTACAGCACCAATTGCGGCTCCATTCCTTGCAATCGGTGCGGCATTGCTGGCAATCTTTGGATGGGAAACGATTAAAGGATGGATCGGCGGAGCCTGGGACGCACTATCGGGAGTATTTTCTTGGATTGGTGACAAAGCGGCAATGTTATGGGATCTAGTAGGTCCTACAATGCAATTCTTTTCAGATACATTAGGAACACTATTTGGTTGGATATCTGAAAAGGTAGGCGCACTTTGGGATTTCATACAACCGGTTATTAATTTTTATACGTCAACATTTATGACAATGTTTGGATGGATTGGAGATACATTTGGTTGGATATGGGATAAGGTAAAGACTCCAATTATGTTCATTTACGATACATTTATGACTATGTTTGGCTGGGTAGGCGATACTGTTTCTTGGATTTATGATAAAATTAAAATGCTTAATCCGTTTAATTGGTTTAGCAGTGACGATGACGAAGATGAAGCAGAAGCCAAAATTGCTGACGCAAAAGAAAGAGAAACAGGAATCAAAACCCCAGTACCTGCAGATTCACCGTTTAATTCTACAGTACCAAAAAGAGAAGATACTGATGTAGCATTGACTGATAAACCAGAACCAAAATCATATAGTACAACAACGGCATCAGCATCAACCACTTCTAATGCTGGTAGTAGTTCAGATGGATTAAATAACAGTACAGCATTAGCCATGATAGATTTATTAAAAGAACAAAACAAATTACTTAGAGCCCAAGTTAATGCAACAAGAGGGTTACAAGGTAACTTATTGAAGGGCGTAGGATAAAAAGATATGAGTTGGAAAAGATATTTTACAAATGTACCAACAGGAGATAATAATTCAGGTTCATTAAGTCCATTTAGTGGACGAGGCGGTATGGAGCCAGGACCGGCACGATCAAACTATTCAAGTTATCTTCCAGATGTGTATGTAGGTTCACCAAACCGCGTTGAACGTTATGGTCAATATAATGTAATGGATAACGATTCAGAAGTTAATGCGGCACTAGATATCTTAGGAGAGTTTTGCTCTCATCAAAATCCTACAAACGGAACTAATTTTGCTTTAAAATTTAACAAGCCTGGCACCAGTTCAGAAATTAAAATTTTACAGCAGTACCTATTACAATGGAGTAAACTGCAAAACTTTGATACAAAAATGTTTCGTATTTTACGTAATGTATTCAAATACGGAGATTCCTTTTTCATTAGAGATCCAGAAACTAAAAAATGGTATCACGTAGATCCTGCAAAAGTTTCACGTATTATTGTAAACGAAAGCGAAGGTAAAAAGCCTGAACAATATATTATAAAAGATATTAATTTTAATTTCCGTGATCAAATTATTACAGACCCGTATGTTACATCAGGTAATGTAACAGGCGGCGGTGCTTCACAACCTGCGACAGGTTATCAAGCAGGCGGCGCACAAGGAATGGTAGGTAATACTGGAACATCACAAGGTGGAAGTAGATTTCAAACAGGACAACAAGAATATGCTATTGATGCAGAACACGTTGTCCACTTGTCGCTATCAGAAGGATTAGATAACAACTATCCATTTGGTAATTCATTATTAGAATCAATCTTTAAAGTTTATAAACAAAAAGAATTACTCGAAGATGCTATTATTATTTACAGAACACAACGAGCACCAGAGCGTAGAGTATTTTACATTGATGTAGGTAATATGCCATCGCACTTGGCAATGCAATTTGTTGAGCGTGTTAAAACAGAAATTCATCAAAGACGTATTCCAAGTAGCACAGGCGGCTCAACAAGTGTAATTGATAGTGCATATAATCCATTGTCAACAAACGAAGATTACTTCTTCCCGCAAACAGCAGAAGGACGTGGATCTAAAGTTGAAACATTACCAGGTGGTACTAACTTAGGTGAAATTGACGACTTAAAATATTTTACTAACAAACTTATTAGAGGTTTGCGTATTCCAAGTAGTTACTTGCCAACAGCGGCACAAGACGAAGGACAGAGTCAATACAATGACGGTAGAGTTGGCACAGCATATATTCAAGAATTACGTTTTAATAAGTATTGCGAACGTTTACAAAATTTAGTTGTATCACAGTTTAATGAGGAGTTTAAACGTTACCTATTAGAAAAAGGTATGAATATTGACATTTCAATGTTTGATATTGAATTCCAAGAGCCAATGAACTTTGCTTCATACAGACAATCAGAACTTGATAATGTACGTATTCCAACATTTACACAAGTTCAAGCAGTTCCGTTCTTATCAAATAGGTTTGCAATGAAACGTTTCTTAGGAATGAACGATGAAGAAGTTGCAGAAAACGAACGTATGTGGCGTGAAGAAAATGATGAAAATCTAACACCGTTACCAACAGATGCAAGTGCAGAAATGCGAGATGTTGGTATTAGTGGTGCAGGAATGGGAGCAGATATGGGAGCAGGGGAAGACATTGATCCAAATGCAGAACCAGCACCAACAGACGGCGGCGCGGCGACACCACCAGATACTGCAACAGGCGGCGGCGCAGAACCAGTGCCTACAGCATAATAGGATAAATACTTTTATGATACTACGTGAATTTTTTTACTTTGACAAAGAAACTATGGAACCGAACGAAGATAAGTCGTACGATCCGGCTGATGACGAATCCATTGTACAAAGAGATGATACTCGCAAAACAAGACTTACACTAAAGCAAATTAATAAAGCACGTAGAGCAAGCGAATATCATAATGAAGAAAAACAAAAAGAATTACATTTTGTAAGACAAATGTACGGTATTGCATCTCAACCTGAAGTTTAAGTTGGGGAGCATAGGTAGATGTCCACAGCATTCGTTCTAGGTAACGGCACAAGCAGACAAACAATTCCATTAGAACCATTAAAACAATACGGCAAAGTATACGGCTGTAACGCTTTATATCGAGAGTATGAACCAGATTATCTAGTAGCAGTTGACGCTAAAATGGTTCTAGAAATAGTGAAAACTAACTGGCATCTGAAGCATAACGTATACACCAATCATAATAAAACCTTTAAAGATATTGCCAAATTGAATATTATGAATCCGTCAAAAGGATGGAGTTCTGGACCTACAGCACTAGATTTAGCAACAGAACACGGGAATGAAAATATCTATATTATAGGGTTTGATTTTAAGGGAACTACAGGCAGAGGCGATGTTAGTGATCGTGTAAACAACATATATGCAGGCACATTTAATTACAAAAGAAAAGCAGACCCAGCAACGTATTATGGTAACTGGGAACGTCAAGTTGGTATTATTTTGCAAAGAAATAGTAAAAAGAGATATATAAGAGTAGTTGCTGAAGACGATATCTTCGTCCCAAAAAGTTTAAAAAACTTTTCAAATTTATCACACATAACAGTTGATGAATTTGTTAAAAGATTTAAATAATCACACTCGGGTTCCAAAACGATTCGTTTTGAGCCTATTTTCCACGTATATTTCCAATAATATGTAAATATTACTGACAGCCTTACCATATTTAAACTTATAGGAGGATTTGAAATGGCAGATCGTAATAAATTCGAGGAAATGCTCGAAAAATTAGTGAACGAGGACAAAAAAGGTGCAGAAGACCTTTTTCATGAAATCGTTGTAGAAAAATCAAGAACAATTTATGAAAATCTTTTAGAGAATGAACTAGAAGAAATCGAAGACAAAGAAGTTGACGAATCATCAAAAGACGACGAAGAAGTTGATGAAGCATCAAAAGATGATGATGCAGAAGACGACAAAGTAGACGAATCTTCAGATGATAAAGAAGTTGACGAATCTTCAGATGATAAAGAAGTTGACGAATCTTCAGATGATGAAGAAGTTGATGAGAATTTTGACGAAATTACCCCAGAAGCAGAAGATGACATGGGTGGCGATGCTACTGATGACATGATGGCTGATATTGAAGGCGGTGATGAAGGCGACGAAGACGGTGAAGAAGAAATTGAAGACCGTGTAGTTGACTTAGAAGATGCTCTAGATGACCTTAAAGCCGAATTTGAAAAAATGATGGACGGCGGAAATGACGGCGATGAAGATGAAGGCGAAGGCGACGACGCTGAAATGGACATGGGCGACGAAGAAGGTGAAGAAGAGCCAGAAGAGGAGCAATTTGCTCCAGAACTTGGTATTGATAACCAACCAGCATTCGAAGGACAAAAATCACAGGCTGAACAGATGCGCGAGTATGTAGAAAAAGTTTCTGCACCTAGCAATAACGCTGATAAGTCTAAGTCTCCAGTTGCTGGCAAAAATGACATGGGCGGTACTACTGCAAATATTGCAAAAGGTTCAGCAGAAGAAAAAGGCGGAACTGGTGCTAGTGCTCCTAAAGAAGAAAACGCAGGTAACGTAAATGTTCCAGGCGGTAAGGCTTCTAAGTCATTATCAAATGCCAAAGGCCACGGCGCTGAGAAAAAAGGCGCAGGCGAAGGAAGTGTCGACGATAAATCAATCATCGGCTCTTAATTGTAAGGACTTTATTAGATGCTAAACTTACGAGAGAACTTGACATTCGACCAGGCAAAGATCGTCCTGGAGACCACCGACACTGAAAATGGCGGCAAAGACCTTCATTTAAAAGGTATTTGTATCCAAGGCGGTGTACGCAACGCTAACCAGCGTGTGTATCCTGTAAGTGAAATCGGTAGGGCTGTCAACACTCTCAACGATCAAATATCGGGAGGATATTCAGTTCTCGGAGAAGTTGATCATCCAGAAGGTCTAAACATTAACTTAGATCGTGTAAGCCATATGATCACAGAAATGTGGATGGATGGACCAAACGGTTACGGAAAAATGAAAATTTTACCAACCCCAATGGGACAACTAGTTAAAACAATGCTAGAAAGCGGAGTTAAACTAGGAGTCTCATCTAGGGGAAGTGGTAACGTTAACGAAGACAACAATGTAAGTGATTTCGAGATTATTACTGTTGATATTGTTGCTCAACCATCTGCTCCTGGTGCATATCCGACACCAATTTATGAGCATTTGATGAATGCCCGCGGTGGGTATCAGGCACTTAACTTGGCTCGCGAAGTTCAAAATGACACAAAGGCACAGAAATATTTAAAAGAGTCCTTAGTAAACATCATCAAAGGATTAAAATAAGGAGAACAAGATGTTGGAAGCACTGAAATCACTTTTTGAGAATAACGCTATTTCAGAAGAAATTAAAGCCGACATCCAAGAGGCTTGGGATACCAAGATTCAAGAAAACCGTATGCAAGTAACATCCGAACTTCGAGAAGAGTTTGCTCAAAAGTATGAGCATGACAAATCAGTTATGATTGAAGCAGTTGAAAAAATGCTTGATGATAAACTGGCCGAAGAGATTACGGAATTTGCAGACGATAGGAAACAACTTGCTGAAGCAAGAGCAAAGTACCATGTAGCAATGCGTGAAAACGCAGACTTACTTAAAAACTTTGTAGTTTCTCAACTTGGTAAAGAAGTCTCGGAACTACACGAAGATCAAAAAGTTATGTCAGAGAAATTTGGTAAACTAGAAGAATTCGTTGTAGAGGCTTTAGCAAAAGAAATTGCAGAGTTCCATGAAGACAAAAAAGACCTTGCAGAAACAAAAGTTCGATTAATTCGTGAGGCTAAAAAGCACTTACAAACTGTTAAAGAGTCTTTCATTAAGAAAGGCGCTAAAGTTGTTGAAAACACTGTTGCAAAAACACTTTCGAAAGAGATTACTTCACTTAAGGAAGATATTGATGCGGCACGTAGAAATGACTTTGGACGTAAACTATTTGAAACATTCGCAGACGAGTATTCACATTCATATTTGAATGAGAAATCAGAAACTGCTAAATTGATGAAAGTAGTTGAGTTGAAAGATAAACAGTTAGCAGAAGCGAAAGCAACTGTTAGTGAAAAGGCTAAATTAGTCGAATCAAAAGATGCTGAAATTAAATCAGCACAAGATTCTGCAAAAAGAAAAGAAATTATTTCTGAATTAACTGCTCCGTTGAGCAACGATCAGAAAGAAATAATGTTAGACTTACTGGAGTCTGTTAGAACTGAAAATATTCAAAAGCAGTTTGACAAGTATCTACCATCAGTTATTGACGGTAACACTCCAGCGAAGCGTAAGGCAACGCTCACAGAGGCAAAAGAAGTAACAGGCAATAAAGAAACTAACGTTAGTAGCGCAAGCAATTCTGCAACTTCAGACAATGTTGTAGACATTAGACGTCTTGCAGGATTAAATTAAAGGAGAAAAAAATGTCAGAACTATTAGAAAGTAGATGGCAGGAAACTAAGAGCGCATTACTTGAAGGCCTACAAGGCACTAAAAAATCTGTAATGAATGCTACTCTTGAAAATACTAAAAAGTATCTTTCAGAGTCAGCAACAGCAGGTGCCACTTCAGCCGGGAATGTTGCTACTTTAAACAGAGTTATCCTACCAGTAATTAGAAGGGTTATGCCAACGGTTATCGCAAACGAAATCGTAGGTGTTCAACCAATGACTGGCCCAGTAGGGCAAATCCACACTTTACGTGTACGTTATTCAGATACATTTGATGACGCCACAGCAGGTGAGGAAGCATTATCACCATTCAAGTTAGCACTTGGATATTCAGGTAATGCTACAACTGATAAGGCAGACGCAACAGCGGCACTTGAAGGTACTGCAGGTAAGCGTATGTCAATTCAAATCTTAAAGCAAACAGTTGAAGCGAAAACACGTAAATTGTCAGCACGTTGGACTTTTGAGTCTGCACAAGACGCACAAGCACAGCAAGGCATTGACGTGGAAGCAGAAATTATGGCGGCTTTAGCACAAGAAATTACTGCTGAAATCGATCAAGAAGTTCTTGCTTCATTACGTAACTTGGCTGGTGCGGCTGAATCAGACGTACAGTATGATCAAACTGCTGTATCAGGAACTGCAACATTCGTCGGTGACGAACACGCGGCTCTTGCTGTTATGATTAACAGAGCGGCTAACAAGATTGCACAGCGTACAAGACGCGGCGCAGGTAACTTTGCAGTGGTTTCACCGCATACGTTAACTGTACTTCAGTCTGCTACAACTTCAGCGTTCGCAAGAACAACTGAAGGTACTTTTGATGCTCCAACTAACACTAAATTAGTTGGTACACTTAACGGTGCGATGAAAATCTACGTAGACGCTTATGCTTCAGATACAACAGATGTACTTGTTGGATACAAAGGCTCATCAGAATCAGATGCGGCGGCATTCTATTGCCCATACATCCCGCTAATGTCTTCAGGTGTTGTGTTAGATCCAACTACATTTGAACCAGTAGTAAGTTTCATGACTAGATATGGTTATGTAGAGTTAAACAACACTGCATCATCTCTAGGTAATGCGGCAGACTACTTGTCACGTGTATCAGTAACAGGTGTTACATTCAGTTAATTCTTAGAATTAATAGAAACACAGAAAAGGGCGGCTTTATGTCGCCCTTTTTTATTGACTATTCAAAATATCTATTTTGGTTAACCTAACCATTGCTTTTTTCACAAAGATTTGTTATATTATATACTATAAGTTACAAAGGATTTAGCGGTCCGATGTATATAGTGCAAGGAAGAGGCCTTTACCAGAAGGGTCGAACTTGACTAGCCAGGGGTAGTACCCAGGGTTTGTACTAGAAATAGGCAGGCTCACATCGCAGTCACTAGCGGGGTTAGGTTGTGCGGTTTAGGAATGGTATTCCGGTCCGTGCTTGTAGGTGTAACCAAGTCCTACCTATTTTGCTTATGCCTAAAAGAGGTTTATTCGGGAGACTGGATAAACCTTTTTTAATGACTAAATATTTGTATGAAGGACGAATACACAACGGCCTTTTACGACTTGGTCAAAGATACACAGTCAACTACAGGTTACGAACTTCCCGTAGAAATCGAAGCCTATGTAGTAATGCTTCTTGCAGATAAAATAGACAAGCCAAATTTTCTTCCACAGACTACATTTGCACAAGAATTTTTAAAACTTAAACGTCCATATAATTACACAGCAAAAGACCTAGGTGATAGTTGTTTGTTTGTTACAGGTGTTTTTCCTGAGTATGGAATAAGTGTGCGTTACTATTCAGATATAGGAAAAAGTTCGTATACGCTTGTGCAAGAGGGCCTTAACGCTGAATTATTCGGACTACTTGCTACACGTTTTGACTTTATAAGAAATTTTATAAATTTAACTGTACGCAAAAATAAATCACCAATTACAACAATTAGATAAATACTTGTGTCAGATAGCGAGCCGCATAGTGTGGCGGACTTATGCTGTACCCACAGCGTAGCGACTAGAACTCGCATAGGACTACTATTATAGGAGAAAACAAATGGGAAGACCACTAAACAAAAGATATTTTGGCCCACCTACAGCAGGCGGCGACGAAATTAAAGTACAGTTTCACAACGGAACTGGATCAGTAAACGGCTGGATTGTTAAGCAACTTGGAAGTAAAAAATTCCGTTGCACAGACGGTACAGCAACAAGAGATTGTTTCTTAGTTAATAAAGACTCTGCAGATGTATTAGCAGACGAAATGACTATTACAGTCTTAGACGGAGCAACTCCAAAGCAAGTAACTAAGATTACTGCACACCTAGCACAACTTGAAGGAACAGGCAATAAGATCAAATGGGACTTCACTGGTACAGGTGCTACTGTTCAAATGGAAGAAGCAGGTGATGATGCTGTTATCGACAACGTTGATGGCGCACCAGATGCTGATGACTTTGAGTCAGACGATCCAGCAGACTAAGGTAGGTAATTATGTGGGGGAGCAATCCCCCACTTTATTAAGGATTTAATATGTCAAAATTTGTAAGTGTACCCAATGGTGATTATACAGTAAAAGTTCAAAGTAACGGAACTATCCGACTTGACACAGGCGCAGGCGTGGGTGAAGTACGAATTACTGGTAACTTAACTATTGAAGGTGAAACTACAACTGTAAATACAACTAATTTAGAAGTTGAAGACAATATTATTGTTTTAAATAAAGGTGAAGTAGGCGCAGGAGTTGGTGAAGGAACTTCGGGAATTCAAATTGATAGAGGTTCTGAAGATGACGCACAATTACTTTTTGACGAAAATTTAGAATACATTAATCCAAATGCTCCTGCTGTTCAAACATTTGGTGTTTTTAAATTTGTAAAAACAAACGGCGAGTATTTAGGAATAAGAGCACCTAGCATACAAACAGGCGGAAGTAGTCTTTATATAGACACTTCGGATAATCCTGTATTTGTTGTAGGTGATTCAGGACAGTATGCTCTTAATACAACAGACGAAGGACACCTTACTAATAAAAGATATGTCGACGACTTAGTTACTAACACACTAGACGATTTACAAATTAGAAGAATTAACGATGGTAACACACTAGTTGAAGTAACTGATGCCACAGATGGTTCATTAGAAAGCAGAGCAGACTTTATAATAGACAGTACTGTTATTGCTACTTACTATCCAGATAGAATTGAGTTAAATGATGTACGTATTGAAGGACAAAAGATTTCAGGAACTGTAAGTAACGGTGATCTTGTTTTAGATGCACCAGGCACAGGTACAGTTAAAATTAATGATGTATTACAAATTACAGAAACTCCTGGTACAGATGATCCAATTATTGATCCAGCGTCACCAAATGATGGTGTTAAGATTTATGCAAAATCAGAAGGAACTGGTAATACTGGACTATATTTTGTAAATACAAATAATACAAATGACGAATTAATTAGTAGGAAAAGAGCCCTATTATTTGGGTATCTACTGTAAGGATAAATACTACGATGGCAATAGCAAACATTTTAATTGACGGTACACAGCAAGCAATCTTAACTGTTCCTGCCGATAAACAATACGCAATCTTATCATTGGTTGTATGCAACTCGGCCGCGGCTGATAACACAGGCGCAAATGATGCAAATTTTGATTTATACTTTGTACCAGCAAACGCCGCTAACGGATCAATCACAGTTGGCGCACAAACTAAAATTGCTAGTGCAGTAACAGTTGCTGGATCAGATAGTTTTACATTTGATACAGAAAAGATGGTTTTAGATGCAGGCGATAGAATTATATTAGAAGGAACTGCACCCTATAACTTATCTGCAACAGTAAGTTATTTGGAAGTGTAATGAAATTTCTAAAATCTCAAACTACAAGTAAAAGATCTTTCCAAACAGGCGCTGGAATGTTTTATAACGATAGTACTGGTGTGTTTGAAATGAGATCTAACAGTGCAATGCAAGTTCCTTTCGGGTCTGACGCACAAAGACCAAATGCTCCTCAGTTAGGTATGATGAGATTTAACACTGACAACAACAGTGTTGAATTTTACGATAACGGTGTTTGGAAAGAAATTAGACTTAAAGAGCCTACACCAATTCATCAACAAGATTTAGGAACAGGCGACGGTGTTGAAACTGTGTTTGGAGCATTAAACGCAAACGATACGTCATATCCAGTTCCACAAACAGCACAGAGTGTGCTAGTTCTTGTAGAGAACGTTCTACAAATTTCCACAACAAACTATACATTAGAACAAAGTGTTAGCGGAAACTTAACAGGACCTAATGCACCATATGCTGACGGATGGTATATTAAGTTCCTTTCACCAGTACCAAGCGGTAAATCAGTAACAGTCATACATAACTTCGACAAGTAATCCAATAAATACTTGTATGGAGGGTACATATGTCTCTAGGTAAAATATCAGGACCGCTACTAAGCAGAAACCTACTACGAGAAACAGATTTAGCAGTTGAAACTGACTTGCTTTACATCGGGCATACTGATGGCAAGATTGGTATTAATACTACTACACGCTCTCGTAACTTAACAATTGACGGTACACTAAGAGCACGTACTGACAATTTAGTAAGTCCTCGAGATTTAGAAATTACTGATAGTCTTAATATTGGTAATTTAACATTTGGCCCTAACGGTATTGAAACGTTATCGGGAAATATTAATATTAATCATGCAGGTACTAGTGTTGATACTCCTGGTATAAGAACTGATACTATTGAAATTAACGATAATTATATCGGATCCTGGGTTACAAATGGTGACATTAATATTGTTCCTAGCGGAGTAGGAACTAATGAAATTATTACCGCTGGTAAAACAGTTAATGTTGACGGCAGTGTTCATGCTACTGGTAATATTACATTTGATGGTAATATTCTTATTGGCGGTGACGGACCAGAAGACAATGTAGCATTTGAAGGCGACATTGATTCTAATTTAATTCCCGATATTGATAATAACTTTGACATAGGTACTAATCTAAAACGATTCGACATAAATTCAGATCAAATTACTGTTAATAATGTAATCAATGCGGAAAACTTAACCATTGACGGTATTGAAGTTACTAAAAGCGTTGGACAAATTCGATTCGTTGCAGTTAATGGTGATGATTTAAAAAGAGGAACTAATCCTCAAGGTCCTCTAGCATCTATAAAAGAAGCATTGCGTCAATCAATACCAGGCGACACTGTTTATATCTATTCAGGTGATTATGAAGAACAGTTTCCATTAGAAATTCCTGCGGGTGTTACAGTAAAAGGACAAGATATACGTAACGTAGTTATTCGACCAACAACAGATAATCAAAGTGAAGACTGTTTTTTATTAAACGGCGAAACTACAGTTGAAAATATAACTATAAAAGATTTTTATTATGACAATGTAAACGATAAAGGTTATGCTTTTCGATTTGCAGGCGACATGAGAGTAACATCACGTTCTCCCTACATTAGAAATGTAACTGTAATTACACATGGAAGTGCTACAAGTGCTAGTGATCCTAGAGGATTTGATAGCGGCGATGCAGGCAAAGGTGGGTTATTTGACGGAAGTGTTTGTGATCATGACACTAATGAAGCAAGTATATTATTTCATAGTGCAACATTTATAACTCCAGGTGTGGACGCAATAACTTTAACAAACGGTGTTAGGGTTGAATGGTTAAACTCATTTACTTACTTTGCTAATCGTTCATATTATCTAGTAAACGGTCCAGGAAGGTGGCGTTCAGACAGTGTTCTTATTAAAGGAGCAGAGTTACGTTCAATTGGTTCAGCAAGTGTTTATGGCAACTACGGTATTGTTGCAGACGGAGACGAGTGTTTAGCATATCTTATTTCGCACAATTTTGCATATATTGGTGTAGGCAAAGATGTAACTAACGATAATACAATTACAATTGAAACAAACGAAGTTGTAAAAATTAATAACGGTAAAATTTATTTTCAATCACAGGACCAATTAGGTAATTTTAAAGTTGGAGACAATTTTTACGTAGATTTAGTTAATGGCACAACAAGTATTGATGCGGAAGTAGTTGATGCAACAGGATATTCAAGTTTATCTGTAACAGATACAAATAATAACACAACTTTTATAACAGGTGACACATTAGAAACTGGTGCACTAAGAATAGTTACACCAAATACAATTAAATCTATTGCCGGACCAATTAATTTTGCAAGTCCAAGTAATGTACACAACTTACTTACAAATACAAGAATGGGTGAATTAACACTAAATGGAAACTTAACATTAGGTGGAAGTTTAGTCACTCTAGGAAATGAAGCAACAGATACTATTGATTTTAATACACCCTTTGATCAAGACATATATCCTGATCAAACAAATACATATAATTTAGGGGCTAGTTACAAACGTTGGAAAAATACATACCTAAGTAAATTAAGCATTGATAGTTTTACTTTTAATGAAAATTACATACAGGTTAATAATACAAACGAAAATTTAGAATTACGTGCTAACTCAACTGGATCTGTAAAGTTTGACGATCTTAAAAGTAAAAACAATGTAATATCAACAGATACAAGTGATATTACTTTTGAACCAACAAGAACATTAACTTTAGATGCTACAGAGTCTTTAGTTTTACCAGTAGGTAATAGCGGACAACGAATTGATGCTGTAGGCGATTTACGATATAATACACAATTAAACATTTTTGAAGGATATAGTGGCGGTAATGTAAGTTTTCCAGGTGTGTACGATACAAACAGAAATACATATTTTGATTTAAGTAACAATCAGTTTGTTTTTGTAACAGGCGGAGATAGAAACACAACGCTTACTGGACAAATACTAGAAACAAATCGTCTTGATTCACAAAATTCTTTAAGTATTGATGGGAATACTATTACAAGTGCTACTCCTGATGCAGATATTCAGTTTGTATCAAATGGTTTGGGTGCAATTGGACAAGAAGATCTTGTATTTAAAGACAATTCAATTACAAATACACTTGATACTGCGTTTACATTTCAGTTAGCAGACATTTATTCTTATTTAAAATTTGATCAACCTAAAGGACTAGTTGTTCCGTACGGAACAACAGCACAACGTCCTACAAATCCAGAGCAAGGTCACACACGATTTAATACTGATGTAGGTAAAGGTTTCCTAGAATCGTGGAACGGAACACAGTGGGTTTTAGCGGCAGGTGGCGGAGAATCTGTTACTGAAGAATACGCCGAAGATGTGAACTTCCTTTGGAACATTATCCTCGCTTAATATCCAAAAACATATAAATACTAGTAATGCTACAAAGGAAGACCAATCCGTAGCAGGAATTACTGTGGTCAACCAGCAAAGAGCCGAAAGGATGAAAGTTAGGTTGGAGGGACAGGATCCCCGTTTATAGGAGAATAAAGTGGCAGTTGGTCGTATATCTGGTCCGCTTTTAAAGGCAAACTTACTTCGCCAAGGAGTAGATCTCGCTTTTGAAACGGATTTATTGTACTTAGATGTTAATAATAGCCGAATCGGAGTTAAAACTAACTCACCTGCGACTGCTCTCGATGTAAACGGAACAGCAAGAATTCAAACATTAGATATTTTAGACACTACATTACCAATTGGTAATATTACTATAGAAGGTGCTACTAATACAATATCTACAAGCCAACCCATTTTTAATATTTCTACACCAAACAGTGTTATCTATCAAGATAAACTAAATGTAGATGATATTGAAATTGATGGAAATACTATTCGTGCAACAGCAACGAATCAAAATTTAGAATTTAGACCAAACGGTACTGGTACAGTTAACTTTATCGGTGATACAAATATTACTGGTAACTTACACGCAACTGGAAATATTACGGCAGACGGCGATATCACTATTGGTGATGATGACACAGATACTATTACTATTAACGCCGACATTGCTTCAGATTTAATTCCAGATATAACCGATACATATACTATTGGTTCTCCAACTAAAAGATGGTCGCATGGTTACTTTAATGATTTAACAGCAACAAGTATCTCAACTGTAGGACTTGCTATTGGAGATTTAGATCTTACAGCAGTTCCAGGCAATATCTTTTATGTTGCAAAAAATGGTAATGATACAGGATTAGGAGAACACCCACAAGATCCTTATGCTACACTTAGCCATGCATTAACACAAACAACCGCAGGTGATTCAATTCACATTTATCCAGGAGAATACGAAGAAATATTTCCACTGAATGTTCCAGCAGGCGTAACTATTATTGGTGAAGGCATCAGATCGGTTAAGATTGTTCCAACAGCAGGAACAAACAACAACAATGCGTTTGTGTTACAAGGTGAATCAAGTGTAATGAACTTGACTGTTGCTGATTTTTATTACGATAATATAAACAATACAGGCTGGGCATTTAGTTTTGCAAATAATTTTGAAGTAACAACAAGATCACCTTATATTAAAAATGTTTCAGTAATTACAAAAGGCAGTGTAACATCTGCAAGCGATCCAAGAGGGTTTGATCAAGGTGATGCTGGACGAGGAGCATTAATTGACGGTGAAAAAGCAACTGCTAATTCACGTGAAGCAAGTATGTTGTTCCATAGTGTAACATTTATTACACCAGGTGGTATTGGATTACAAGCAACCAACGGTGCAAGAGTAGAATGGCTTAATAGTTTTGTATACTTTGCTGATAAAGCAATGGTTGGTGAGAATGGTGCTAACGGATTAAAAGGTACAGGTCGTACAAAAACTAAGTTAAGCGGACTAGTCGGTACTCCTGCTGTTGGAAATACATTTCAATATGTTGATTCTAATGGAGCAACTGTAAGTGCAACTGTAAATGAAGTTGACGGAAATTACATTTATCTAAATGGAAATGTTTCAGGCATAGAAACAAAGTATCAGCGTACAGGAAAAACAATTTTAGCCAACGGTGACGCTCAACTCGATACAACGATTAAGAAATTTGGAACCGGAAGTTTAATGCTAGACGGTACTGGCGACAGTGCTTCTACTGCTAGTGATACAGATTTCGGCTTTGGTACTGGACAATTTACTATTGAAGGTTGGTTCTATGCTAACATAGGCGGATTTACAGGAATACGAGGATTAGTTGACTTTAGAGCAGGTACAGGAACAGATACAGGCTTATATTTGTATACCGATAACGGAGTTACTAAAGTTTATTATAATGGCGCAGAAATATTATCAGACAGCGGGTCATTAGCAGTCGAAACATGGCACCATATTAGTGTAACACGTTCAGCAACGACAATCAATCTTTATGTTAACGGAACTAGAGTTGACAGTGATAATGCATTCGGTTCAGATTTAGGAAGTACTAAGCCAATTGTTATTGGTGCAAGATATGATAGTTCAGCAGAAGAGTTTAGCGGTTATATAGATGATGTTAGAATTTCTTCTACTGCTAGATACACATTAGGAAGTTATGTTTTACCATTAGGTGAAGTTGCAAACGATATTAATACTGTTTTACTTTTAAGATTTAACGGTGCAGACAGTTCAAATACATTTGAAGATGAGACACAAGTAATACAAGAAATATCATTTAGTAGTGGTGCATATGCTACAGCAATTGAACTTGCAGACTTTTCAGACTTTGGTTGTGAAATTCGTTCAATTGGTAGTGCGTGTGTATATGGTAATTACGGAATATATGGCGACGGTAATGGTGTTGTTATGTATCTTATCTCACAAAACCTTGCTTACATTGGTAACGGCAAAGAAGTAGATAACGATCCGACAACAGTAATACAAAGTCAAGAAGTTACAGAATTAAATAGTGCTCAAGTTTATTATAGTTCAGTAGATCACAAAGGTGATTTTAGAGTAGGAAATATTTTCCATGTTAATCAAGCAGATGGTACTGTAAACTTTACTAATGCAAACTTTAACATTGACACTTTACAAAGTGTAAGATTTAGTACAGGGTCGTCAACAACAATTATCAATGGAGATAACGTACAAACTGGTGATATTAGATTAAGTGGCAACACTGTTGAAAGTTTAAGTGGAGATTTAAACTTAGATTCATCTAATGGTATTATTAACTTTGCTGACAATGTTAATATTACAGGTAATCTTGATGTAACTGGTGATGTTACTATTGGCGGAAACATTACACTTGGTGACGAATCAACTGATAGTATTGAAATTGTTGCAGGAATTTCAAGCAACTTAGTTCCAAGTCAAGATGGCGCATTTACATTAGGTACTATTACAAACAGTTGGAAAGATTTATATGCTGGCGAAGCACAAATTGATGACATTAATATTAATACTAATGTTATTCAAACAACAAATACAAACCAAGATTTAGAATTACGTGCAAGCGGTACTGGTAGTATTACAATTGACGACTTAGCATTTAAAACAAATATTATTTCAGCAAATACTGATATTATTTTAGAACCAGGCAGTGAAAGAGTTGATATTAACTCAACTGGTAGTTTAACAATTCCAAGAGGAACAACAGCAGAACGTCCAGGTAGTGCAACAGTTGGTATGTTACGTTATAACACTGATACCGATGTGTTTGAAGGATATGACGGACAATGGATTACACTAAATGGTGTAAGAGATGTGGACCAAGATACTTACATTTTAGCAGAAGCAACTCCAGGCGCAGATGACGATACTTTATATTTTTATGCTGGTGGACAATTAGTAGCAGATGTAAATACTACTAGATTTAATGTTGCTAAACTAGCAGTTGACGACATTGAAATTGAAGGAAATACTGTAAGAGCAGTTACAACTAACTCAGATCTTAATTTAAGAGCCAACGGAACAGGACGAGTTGTTGTAGAGAATTTTGGTTTCAATCAAAATTCGATAACTAATACTGTACCCGGCGCAATTACTACACTTGCCCAAACCGGACAAGGTTACTTTAAAATTGAAGGTACAGGCGGATTTGTTATTCCAGTAGGTGATTTGTCAAACAGACATCCAACACCAGAAACAGGAATGATGAGATTTAATACTGATGACGACAGGGTTGAGATTTATGATCCTACTGGAATTTGGGTATCAGTAGCAGGTAGTTCGGGTGCTGTATCAGCACAAGATGCAGAAGAAATTGCAATTAAAATGGCAGTTACGATAGGATAATAAAATGGCAACGTTTTTTAAAAATAAAGTAGAAAAAAGTATAGGAACAGTAAGAGTACCAGTTTACGAAGCACCACCAAGTGCAAGAGCAACTGTTATTGGATTAAGTTTGGCAAACTTAACATCATCTGTTGTAAGTGCTAGTGTATTAATTGCTGACGATACATCTGTAGTAGGTTATTACTTGAAAGATGTATTAGTTCCACCTAATTCAACATTAAAAGTTTTAAATGGTGGTGAAAAAATTATTTTAGGTTCAACAAACATATTATATGTTGAATCAGATATTAACGACAGTTTAGACTGCGTAATGAGTTTTGTGGAGATAGTGTAATATGTCACAATGGTACACAGGTCAGAGTATTACAGAAACTATTGAAGATAATCTTGGAGAGAGATATTTTTATGGGTTACGTAGAACCGATGCCGGTGAATTATTTTTAGGAAAACTAGATCAATTAAGTTTGAATGATACTATTCAAATTAATAAAGAAGGTGATCCAGTAGACAACTATACAGACTTTGACGAAGGCGGAGAATTTTTTGAAGGTAGAGATTCTGCACATAACTTAACATATAAGAATTTAAATTACGAACAGTTCCGTTGGGACGATGCTAATTTATTTTATTATGTAAATGACGAAGGTGAACTAGTTGTAAGAATTAACCAAGGTCCAAATGAAGGTGCAATACAGTATGCCGGTGATGCAATTACTATTACAGATAGTGATAAAGAATGGGATAATACTAACCTTACAATGGACAATAACAATATTACATATGATCAAACATAGGAGCGGTAGGAGCAAGATATGACAAAACAAGTAGTTAACGTAGGGGTTCTTCCAAATGATGGACAAGGTGACAATCTTAGAGCCGGCGCTACAAAAATTAATAATAACTTTACAGAGTTATACACAGCATTAGGCGATGGTGACCAATTAACGGTAGTTGTCAATAATGTTTTAAACTCTTTTCCTCCAACATCAGATGGTAGTAATAAGATTACATTCTTGTTTGATGAATATTCCGATCTTCCTAATCCTACTACATATGACGGAATGTTAGCGAAGGTCACTGCTGATGCTTGTGTTTATTATGCTCATGACAATTCTTGGAGAAAAGTACTTGACCAATCTTCAACACTAGACCAATTATCAGACATTGCTTCAGCAACACCAAGTGATGGCCAAGCATTAGTTTGGAACGCTTCTAATAATGAATGGGCTCCTGGCAATGTAGCAACTGAAGGTGGTTCTAGTGCATTTACAGCATTAACAGATACGCCCGGCGCATACACTGGCTCAAACGGAAGATTACTTAGAGTAAACAGTGCAGGCAACGGTTTAGAATTTAGTAGTGCAATTACATCGGCTGAAGTTGCAACAATTCCAGTTGGAGCATTAAGTAACGTATCAAGTTCTGCTCCTGGAACGGGTGATGTACTTAAATGGGATGGTGCTCAGTGGGCTCCTGGCGCTGACATTGCATCAGGCGGTTCAGGTCTTGACGCTGACACACTTGACGGATTTGATAGTGCATACTTTTTAGATTATACGAACTTTACAAACACTCCAACATTATTTGGCGGTGCCTTTACAAATTTAACAGATACTCCTAGTGCATTTACTGGCGCGGCAAACAGATTCGTTAAAGTTAATTCTGCAGGAGATGGATTAGAATTTGTTGTTGATCAGTCAACAGATCAAAACTTATGGGAAACTATTGCGGCTGATACAGGTTCAACATCTGCTAGTACATTAACAGATACATTAACAATCGCTGGTGGAACTGATATTGCAACTGAAATTACTGACGGCACTCTTACAATTAATTTTAATGGAGCGTTGGGCGCACAAGCACTTAATGAATTGTCAGACGTTAGTACAGCAAACGCAGTTATTGGCGCGGCAGTTGCATATAATGGAACAAGTTGGGCTCCACAAAACGGAGCAAGCATTACTTGGACAATTGGTGCTAATGGAACTTCAGATTATACATTTACTGGACCAGGATTTCCAACAACAACTAATGATCCAGCACTATACTTAATGCGTGGAATGACATATTACTTTGTAAACAACAGTGGTGGTAGTCATCCATTTGAAATTAGAGTAGCAGATGGCGGTGTAGCATATAGTTCAGGAGTTGCAAATAATAATGCATCAACTGGAGTTATTACATTCACAGTACCAATGAATGCTCCAGCAACATTGTATTACCAATGTTCAGCGCATAGTAACATGGGGAATACAATTAATATTGTAAGTTAAGGAATAGATTATGGCAAGTTTTTATCAAGGTACAGAAGTAGGAACACTATTAAAAACAGTAAAAGGAAGTAGATACTTTTACGGTTTACGTAGAACACAAGATGGCGATCTATACTTGGTAA